ATGCGAGTGTAGTTTAATGGTAAAACAAGACTCTTCCAAAGTTTTGATGTGTGTTCGATTCACACCATTCGCTCAATGAATACAAAATAAATTTGGCAATTTGATTTTTTTATATTATCTTTGCACTATATATGCAAAAAATCAAGGTAGTAATTATAATTTACAACAGATTAAATAATTTAAAACGTTGGATTGATTGTTGGAAACAAAGTAATCAAGAAGGCGCAGAACTAATTGTTATACATAATATAGATAGAGAAGTAAGTGTTAGGGAATTTAAAAATGTGTGTGATGCAGAGAATATAAAATATATCCAAAGAGAAAATATTGGTTATGATATAGGTGTTTTTCAAGATGTATGCAAAGAAAGACTTTCAGGTTTTGATAATAATTGGGATAAATTACTGTGGATAACTGATGATGTTATTCCTATGACTAAAGACTTTCTTAAAACATTTCTTCAAAAGTCTCAGGAAAATGAAAATGCAGTAATTTGCACAGAAATATCTAATCAAATTAGACCACATATAAGAACAACAGGTTTTCTTATTTCAAAAAGTGCTTCAAAAAAGCTTTTTTTTCCTGTGGAAAGAATTTATACTAAATTAGAATGCTATTCGTTTGAACACGGAGAAGAAAATAACTTCTTATTGCAGATTCAAAAACTTGGAATGGAGGCAATAATAGTAGAACCTATATTAGCAAACAGTCCTTTATGGGACACAGAAATAAGAAGTTATTTAGGTAGAACAGAAGAATTTAATTCAGTTTTTAAGAAAGATCTTTCAGAAAAAGTTACTTTTATTTGTCCTGTTTATAATACTTATCCAGAAATAGTATCATCTTTAATAAATCAAACTCACAAAAATTGGAAGTTGCTGCTAATTCATGATGGAAAAAATGAGACAGGACTGAAGAAAATTATTTCCACAATAGGAGATGAGAGAATAACTTATATTGAATTTGCAGAAAGAAAAGGATATTGGGGACATTTTTATAGACAGTGGGGACTGAAAAATATGGATATAATATCACCCAATACTGACTATGTAGTAATTACAAATGCAGATAATCACCATGTTCCAACATATATAGAAACCCTATTAACTGGATTTAAAGAAAATCCAAATGCTGTAGCTACATACTGTTCTAAAATGGTTCATAGTTATTTAGCTCCTCAACAAACCACTGTTTTAAACTATGGACAAGTAAGTGCAGACAATCTAAAGTGGGATAATTATAAATATGGAGTAATAGATTGTAAATTACAGTTAGGGTATATAGATTGTGCAGGAGTAATGATAAAGAAGAGTGCAGCATGCAGCGTAGGATGGAGAGATATAAAAAGTCACAGCTCAGATTGGACTTATTTTGATGATATTATTAAAAAATATGGAGCAAGTAAGTGGATAAAGGTATCAGGATGTTTATTAATACATAATTAACACAAAGTAAATAAAAAATGAACAAAAATCAAACAAATTGCAGAATATGTAACAGTACTAAGTTAGTACCTTACCTCGATTTAGGTAATATGCCTTTAAGTAATAACTTAGCAAACTCTACATCAGACCCCATTCATTCTGAAACCTATCCATTAAAAGTTTTACTATGTGCAGATTGCGGACTGAGTCAATTGTCTGTTGTAATAGATCCTCATACTTTGTTTTCAAACTATGTTTATCGTTCTTCTATAAGTAATACTTATGTTGAACATTGTAGGAAAATGGCTATTGATCTTAAAGAAAAAATGGGTTTAAATGAAAACTCTTTTCATATTGATATAGCAGGGAATGATGGAGCATTACTTGAACAGTTTAAAAAAGTTATAGGAGAAAAAGTTTTAAATATAGACCCAGCAGAAAATTTAGCAGCAATTTCTGAAGCAGTGGGTGTACCTATTTTAACTGAATTTTGGAGTGTAGAAACTGCAAATCGTTTATTAAGAAGCGGTTATGGTAAAGCAGATTTAATAACTGCTACTAATGTATTCGCACATGTAGACAATGTGAAAGATTTTATAGAGGGTGCAAAAATAATGTTGAAACCGGAAGGTAAATTAATACTTGAATTCCCATATCTAATTGATTTTATAGAAAACAAAGAATTCGATACTGTCTATTTTGAACATCTTAGTTATTTTTCTATAAATCCAATTGGTATCCTTTGTTCAAAATTTGGATTAAATATACTACAAGTTGAAAAGCAAAATATTCATGGGGGAACAGTAAGAGTAACCATTGGCAATGGACTTCCTGATAAGTCTGTTTATGATTTTTTGAAGATAGAAGAGGCTTACTATAGGATTGAACCTTATAAAAAGTTTGCCAAAGAAGTGAAACAAACTATAAATGAATTTTCTGATGGTATAAGTGCCCTAAATTTGAGAGGAACAGTAGCAGCATTTGCAGCAAGTGCAAAGGGAAATACACTACTAAACAGTGCAGGCATTACAGTGGGAAGGATAAAATATATAGTGGATGAAACACCTGAGAAAATAGGAAAATATTCACCAGGTACTTTTATTCCAATTATTTCAATTCATGATTTTATGAGAAATCCTCCTGATTATTTAGTCATACTATCGTGGAATTTTAAAGAGGAAATAATTGCTAAATGTAAAGCTGCTGGATATAAAGGAAAGTTTGTAATTCCAATACCAAATTTTGAAGTAGTAGAATGAGAATAACTATCCTATACAGCGAAAATGATGGATGTGATTATCACCGACTTCTTTTACCCACCAACTATTTTGATTTAGAAAAAAATGATAGTATTAAAATTGTAAGACACAAAGATTGTTATAAGGACGAGACCATATTTGATTGTGATATAGTTTTTCTAAAACGTATGATGTTTGAAGAGTGGGAAGTAATGAACATTTTAAGGAAGAAATATGGTTTTAAAATAGTTTTAGATATAGATGACTACTATATACTTCCTTATAATCACTTATACTACACAGATTGGAATAGGGTAAAGTTGGGAGAACGTTTAATAGAAGCATGCAAACAGGCAGATTTAGTATTTGTAACCAATGAGTTACTAAGGGATGTTTATAAAGTATATAATAAAAATATTTTTGTTATACCAAATGCACTTTCCTTTGATGTAGAGAATAGAAAAACTGATTCAGATAAATTAAGATTCTTATATGTATCAGGAAGTACACATTATAATGACTTAAAATCCATTAGTGGTTTGTTTCAAAGGCTTGGAACAGATACAGACTTCAAAAAAAAGGCTAATTTTACTCTTTGTGGATATAACAACCCTACAAATAGTAAACAAAATGCTTGGTATAGTATGGAATCTATATGTAAAAAGTCTAATTCATATATTAGAAGAGACACTCTTACTTTAGATAAGTATATGGAGCATTATAATTATGGAGATATAACAGTTGCACCATTAGAAGACACTTTTTTTAACAGTTGTAAGTCAAATCTAAAGTTTTTAGAGGCATCCTCTACAAAAAAACCCTTTATTTGCAGCAATGTTTTACCATTTACAGCAGATAAAGACCATAAAGGTATAGTTTTTTGTGACAAAGGTCAGGATTGGTATAAAGCTTTTAAATTTTTTATAAATAACCCAAATGCAGTAGAAGATTATGGAGAAATGAATTATGAATATGGAAAAAGACATTATAATATAATAGAAACAAATAAACAAAGAGTAGAAATACTTAGAGAATTAATAGAGCACAGGTCAAACGGATAAGATGTCACCCTGTCAAGGTGCACGGAACGGGTTCAACTCCCGTGTGTTCTGCCAGGTTTTGCTATTTTTCACTATATTTAAGCCTTATTAGATAAAAGGAAGTTCTTATTAAGGATTGAACTTTCAAAATAGCACCTTAGTGGAAATGCGCTTCCCATCTCGAAGGATAAAAAAGAAAATAATACGTTTCCTAATTTCCATTATATTGATGCATAATTCAATGGTAGAGTGCGGAGCTTATATCTCCGTGATTGTTGGTTCGATTCCATCTGCATCAACATATTGTCGAATGGCGCAGCTTGGTAGCGCAATTTCCTGATAAGAAAGAGGCCGTAGGTTCAAATCCTACTTCGACAACTAAGTCCAAGCCAACAGTATAGAAGCACATCCTTGCGTGATGGATTGAGCTTGGAATTTTATGGGCGTGATGCCAACGGCAGGTCAACTCCTTTGCAAGGAGATTGTTTGGGTTCGACTCCCACATCTGTCCACCATTTATACTACTAAAACTACATATTTTATATTTATGACTGACTAAGAATAATGGGATTTGGTAATTCCAATTATTTTACGTATATTTGTATAACTTATGGATGATAATGAAGAAGTAGCAATAAAAAATGCAGCCGATGCAGTTAAACTAATTAATAAGGCAGCAGAACAGGCAGCAACAGTAATTGCTAATGCCGCACAATCCGCAAGTAAATTAGTTGCCAGTAACGCTATTGATGCAAGTAGAGTATTGGTCAATACCAATGGAAATGACCATGACCTACTTGTAGAACTAAAAGTAAGAATAGAAGGTGTAAGGGAAGATATTAAAAATCTTGCAAATGGAACAGAAAGAAGAATTGAGAGTTTAGAGAAGGAAAAACTAAATGTTTCAGATTCTTATGATGCCTTATATAAAGCTAATTTTGAAGCATCTTTGCAAGATATTGATACGAGAGTCAGATTTATTGAGAAGAAGGTTACACAAATAACAACCTATGGAACAGGATTATTAATTTTATTAGGGGTAATAGAGTTTTTAGTAAGTAAAATTATTCATTAATTAATCTTTTTAAATAAATAAATAATAAACAATGTTAACAGCAGTAATCTTAGTTTTAATATTTTATGTAATAGCTTTTCTGTTACTTGATTTAATAACACTAACCCAGCCAAAAAGAAAATTATTTTCAGCACTAATAATAATTATAGGTCTTTTATGGTTATTAAAAGAGTTTACCAATTTTCGTTTTTAAAATGTAAATAATGCCAATAAATGTAATTCCTCCTGTAGCATTCACTGTAGATCAACAAAATGATATTGCGCAATTATCTAATTTGTTAGTGTTAATAAGTACTATATTAGATAATGAATCAGCAATAACTCCAAGTGGAAATACAATGACCGCAGGAGCAATAGCTTCACTAAATAGCACACTAACAGATGCTTCAGATAGAATTGATGTAACAATAAACCCAGCCCCAGCAGTATAATGAAAATACTTTTTCTTTTAAAAAAACAAAATAATTACGGAAACTATTCTTTCAAAGGCTTGTCATCAGGATTATTTAATTCTGCAAAGATGACCGAAGAGAGCTTAGAAGAACACTTAGACATAGAAGCTGATCTAAAAATCTGTATAGATGGAAATAGCATAGACAAAGAACTTAATGAATATAGACCGGATGTATGTATAATAGAAGCTATTTGGGTTACACCCAAAAAAATACAAGAATTACAGAAACTATATAAAGATTTGTTATTTGTAATAAGGATTCACTCAGAAGTTCCATTTTTAGCTAATGAGGGTGTAGCAATAGATTGGATAAAAGAATACAAAAAGATTTCTAATGTATCAGTAGCTTTTAATTCTAAAGAAGCTCAAACTTCCTTTATGGCTACACTTTATACAAATTTTCCATATCTTCCAAATATTTATAGTGGTTGTGATGATAGAAATTTTTTGGGAGAGTTTAAAAATAAAAAGGTAATTGATATAGGTTGTTTTGGAGCCTTAAGACCAATGAAAAATCAACTATTTCAAGCTTTTGCCTCTATAAGTTTAGGCAATTACCAAAATAAATTAATACGCTTTCATGTAAATAGTACAAGACAAGAACAAGGCGGAGAATCTGTAGTTAAGAATTTAAGAGCTTTGTTTAAGAATACTAAGCATGAGTTAGTTGAGCATTCTTGGCTTCCACATGAGGAGTTTTTAGGACTTATTTCAAATATGGATTTAGGAATGCAATTATCATTTAATGAATCTTTTAATATTGTAGCCGCTGATTTTGTATCACAAGGAATTCCTATAATAGTAGGAAACACAATAGAGTGGTTGCCAGAAGAAAGCAAAACATCCACTACAAACATAGAAGCAGTAGTAAAAAAAATGTTACACGCTCTAAAAAATGGAAACTCCTTAGTAAGAAAAGAAAAAAAATCTCTAAAAAGGTATAATGAAGAAGCTTTAGAAGCTTGGGAAGACTTTATAACTACTTGTTAAAATAAATATTTGGCAATGTCAAAAATTTTACGTATATTTGCATTTTAAATAAATAATGAAACAATTTACATCATATAGTCTCTATAGTTTATCGCTACAAAATAGCGACAGGGGAATGTATGATATAGAATTAGGATAATACCTATAATCATTCAAACACATATACACCTTGTTGCTTAATTGAGACAAGGTTTTTTTATGCCCTTATAGCCCAATGCAGAGGCGTTACCCTCAAAAGGTAATCAGTGTAGGCTCGTGACCTACTAAGGGTACAAACGTTCCTATGGCGCAGTAGGTGGACGCAAAGGTCTTAAAAATCTTACAAGGCTGAGTTCGAATCTCAGTAGGAACACAAACGCCGACATGAGGTAATTGGTACGCCTTACATTCTTAGAAAGTGTAGTTTGTCCGTTCAAATCGGACTGTCGGTACAAATAGTAGGTTGCCAGAGTTTGCTAATGGCGCAGTCCTGAAAACTGAAGGCGGGTAACACCGACGGGGGTTGGAATCCTCCACCTACTGCAAAAGGAAAATAAAGCTATATTAGGACAATAGCAACGCCCTGCTAAGGCGTATGTACCCTGTGAGGTATGTGTTTCGAGTACACTGTTTTCCGCATGTTTATAATTAACTTAAATAATATTCTTTGGTTAGTAGAGTTTAATGGAACTAATACTGATTGGATATGTATATTGGGATAATGCTCAGCGCAAGTCAGACCGTCTGTAAAACGGAACTGCATGGAGATGGTGACTCCTCTATCCCACTTTTAAAAATAAATTTGGTAATATCAAAAAGTTTTTATAATTTTGTATGCAATGACATCAGGAATATACAAAATAACTTCTCCTACTAATAAAATTTACATAGGAGAATCTTTAAATATAGAAAGAAGATGGTCACATTATAAAACTTTAAACTGTAAGCAACAACATAAACTATTAAATTCTTTTAAAAAATATGGTGTAATAAATCATAAATTTGAAATTTTAGAAGAATTACTATTTTTAAATAAACAAATTCTTCTAAGCAAAGAAAAATATTATATAAATCTTTATTTAGATAAGGGTTTTCAACTTTTAAATATTTTAAAAGGGGATGAAGTAAGAAAAAAATGGAAAACTTATGTTCCTGTAGAACCCAAAAAAGTTTATCAATATGATTTATTTGGAGAGTTTATAAAAGAATTTATAAGTGCTAAAGAAGCTTCTAAGGAATTAAAAATTAGATATACTGGCATTATAAATTGTGTAGCTAAAAGGCAATTTACTACTAAGGGATTTATATTTTCTTATGAAAAATATGAAAAACCTTTTAAAGAAAAAGTAGAACTCCCTTTAGAAGTATATGAGTGTGAAAAAGAGACAATAATTAAAGATTTAAGTATTGAATTAGTAGAAATAGAGGAAAATTCCTGGATTTTTAATTATTTTTAGTTATTTTTTAAAATAGTTTTGGTAGTTTCAAGAAAATTACTTAGTTTTGCTTTATGAAAAATTTAGTATCTCGATTTTGGCATCAACAAACTACACAGCCGTGTTTTACATACGACAAGAAGGGTTATGTTAATACGAGAGATACAGATTGGGCTTAAAAGACTCATAAAAAATAAACTTGGTATTGAAAATATATAAGTCCTAAGATTTCCATCTTGGGACTTTTTAATTTAAGCTGTCAGCATAGGACAGGGGTATCCCCTATCGGCTGATGGCTTTTTTTAATTAAAATAATCAACAAAGATTAAAAATAAATTTGGTAAAGTCATAAAAATTGATTATATTTGCTCTTTATAAACCAAATAGTTATGGAAAAAGATAAAAAATACTTCACCCCCGAAATAGAAGACATAAGAGTAGGGTATGAATATGAAATAGAAAATGATCCTGTAAGAGGTATTTGGGATAAAGAAATAATAGAAAATTTATATGATTTAGAAAACTTCTGTAAATATAATAAAAAGGATAATGATGCTGAAATCAGAACTCAATACCTAACAAAAGAACAAATAGAAGAAGAAGGGTGGAAACAAGCAAAGTGCAGCAATCCTGAAATATTATCATTTACCAAAGATAAGTACTGGCATTGTTGGTATACATCAGGTGGGAATGTTTTATCTATAGATAAAGGTACAAGACCTTTATTACCTAATCAATATTTTAGAGGATACTGCCCTTCTATAAATGAATTTAGACAAATAATGAAACTATTAGGAATATAATGCAACTAATAAAAATTAATAAAAAAACAAATAGTAAGATAGAACAAGCAAAGTCTTTAATTTCAGTTTATTGCTTATTGTCTTCTATTAAACTATCTGATACAGACATTACTGTACTTTCTTATTTTATGGTGTATAAGATTACACAAACTACAAAAGATTTAATACTTAATAGTAAAATATTACAAAGTGTAGATTCAGTAAAAAACACTATGAGCAAACTAAAAAGTGTAGGACTTATTAAAAAAGTAGCAATAAATGAATATGTAGTTAATGATAATCTAAATGTTAATTTAGACAGTATAGTGGCACTCCTAATTAAGATAGATAATAAATGAAGACTATAAATATAGTAAATAAGATGGTTGCAACTAATCTAAACTTAGATGTAAAGATAGTGGAGAAGGTTAATAAACTTTATTGGAAAGAAATAGTGAGAAACCTCACTACGTTAGCAGAAGAGCCAATACACATCAAAAAAATAGGTACAATAGTTGCAAGTCCTTATAAAACAAACAATTATATTAAATATTTACTAAATAAAATAAAAAAAGTAAAAAGCAGCCCTAAATACACAGATTTAACAAAAGAAAGAATAGTAATAGGAATAAAAGAGCAAATTGCAAACTTATGGAAAAAAAGAGATCAATTTGCTTTAGAATTTTATAATAAACAAAACCAAAATAAAAATGTCACTATTTAGTGAATACGCTGATTTAGTTCCTTTAGCTTTAAAAAATAAAGAAAAGATATTGGAAGCAGTAGTAAATAAAGTAAAAGATAAACTTGGAAAACTACCAAAGGATAAACAAGATGAAATAATTAGAAGAAGATTGATATGTGAATCTTGCGAATTTATGAGTAAAAATGCAAAACTTATCAGTGATTATAGCTCTAATAGATTAGATGATCATTGTACACTATGCGGATGCAATATTGATTTAAAAACTGAAAGTTTGATGTCTAATTGTGGAATAGAAACTTGGAATTTAAAAAATCCTGATGAAAAACTACCGCTAAAGTGGGAAATATATAAATCTAAATAACATGGATAAAACACTAAAAAAAATAAACAACGCTATAACTACTTACTGTACAACAGTTGGTAACTTTCCTTCTTTTTTAAGAAGGCTGGATATTTATATTACAGAGGAGCAAAAAAGTGAGATAAAAAAAGAATTAGTTACAATTCTTGGCTGCACTCAGGATTATGCAGATAAAGTAGCAGAAGGAGAAATTTGTTTTGGGGATGAAAAACATTTTCTGAAAACAGGAGAACACTTTGGAATAGAAGAAATAAAAAATACCTAAATAAAATGAAAAAAATAACAATCTCCGCAGCTTTCATGCTGTTAGCCTCTGTACTGATGGCGCAAATACAGTTTCGTCCGACAAATGACAATATTAACTTCTCAAATCCTGTCACACTAAAAAATGATACCCTTTATGTGCCAGCAGGGTCGGCGAAATTCATTAAATTAGGTGATAAAGTTTATAAACTTGTCACTTCAATTGAAGAAGTAAAGGCAGAGACTGCAATATCGGCTTTGGGTTGGGATAGTGGCACAACTAAAATTAACGGAGTTCAGTATTATGCCAATCAGAGTATGTTACTAAACCAAAGTATAGATACTACTGAAAGTTTGCGACAGTATCTGTTACACCCTCAATTTACCGATTCATTAATAATACCTCGTAAAACAATTCATCCTAAAAAACACAAAACCAAATAAAATGAGCCTAACAATAACAGATAAAGAAGAGATGCAGGTTAAGCAACTTATTTTTCATAATTTAATGCAAATTGTGGAACAGTTTCCACAATACACTGTAGCACAACACTTATATTTTATTCTAAGACGCAAAGGAGATAAAGAAGAAATATATAACTGGCCAGATAAAAAAGTATTAAAGAAATTTGAAGATTATAAAGATGAACTTGAAACAGAGTTAGCTAATACTCCCACAGAAGATGAATATTAATACTCCTACAATTTATAAAATAACTAATCCCGCAGGAGCTGTTTATATAGGACAATCATGGTATCTAACTAAGAGAAAGTCTGCTTATAAAAACCTTAATTGCAAGGGACAGAAAAGATTATATTACTCATTACTTAAATATAGGTGGGAAAATCATATATTTGAAGTAGTTCAAATATTACCAAAAGAAATCTCTCAAGAAATATTAGATAACTATGAAATATTTTATTGGAGACAATATAAAGAAGCAGGATATAATCTTTTGAATATAAAAGAGCCAGGAAAAGGAGGAAAACATTCAGAAGAAACGAAAGAAAAGATAAGATTAAATAAAATAGGCACAATAAATTCTGATGAAACAAGAAGAAAAATTAGTGAGTCTAATAAAGGAAGAAAGTTATCTAAAGAAACAAAAAATAAAATGTCTTTGTATGGAAAAACAAAAATATTGCCTTTTAATTTAGATACTGAGAGGAAGCGTTTAAATACAATAAAATTAAATAAAAAGCAATTAGAACCTTTTAGTTTAGAAGAAAGAAGAAATATTCATTCTAAAAAAAGATTAGAGGCATTAGATTCTCACAAAAAAGAAGTTTTACAGTATGATTTAAAAGAAAACTTTATCAAAGAGTGGTCATCTATAACGGATGTTTTCAGGAAACTTAGTATAAATAATAGGCATATTTCTGAAGTTTGCTTGGGAAAAAGAAAAAGTAGTGGGGGATTTAAATGGAAGTATAAATATGTTTGACAAATTAATTGATTGGTTGGTTTCATTAGTAAATGAAATAAAACCTTTTTTTATAATAAAAGAATATGAAGAAGCTGTGCGCCTAAGAGGAGGAAAATATAGTAAAAGTTTTAAAAAAGGATTTTATCTAAAAATACCTTTTTATGATGAAATAATAGCACAACATGTAGTTATAACTACCTTAGACTTACCTTCTCAGTCTTTAGTAACAAAGGATGGGAAAAATATTGTTATTAAAGCTATTGTTAAATATAAGATATATGATGTAAAGATTTTTTTATTAGAAGTCTATGATGCAAAAGACGCACTTTCAGATGTTGCACAAGGAATAATAAAAGATATAATGATTTCTTCTTCTTGGGAAGACTGCATAAATATAGAAATAGATACTTTAATAACAAGAAAAGTGAAAAACGAAGTGAAGAAATTTGGCGTTCTTATAGAGAAAGTGACTTTAACTAATATTGGTATAATACGATCTATTAGATTGTTTAATGAAAATGAGATTATAAAAAATGAGTAGTAATGGCAACTAAAAATACAAATAAATATATAGGAAAAGAATTAGAATGGCTTGACGCACAATGGAAAAGCCTACAGGATTATGTAGATTCTAATCCCATATCCGATATGCAAGATAGAATAGTACAACTTCAAGCAGGAAAATCTATAGTGGATAAAGTAGCCGCTACAATAGAACAACAGATAAAATCTGTGAGAGATACCATTAAAGAAATGCCAGAACTCCTTGCAGCAATTTCTACCTTACGTGAAAAAAATGAACAAAAAGACATCAGTGTACGTGGAACAGGAAAAATCCCGCACATGATGAGAACTTAACTATGTCACTAAGCACTTCCCCCGAATTATTTTTAAATATAAAATCTATCCCCGACGAGGATAGTGAAGAGTATGTACCCTTTTTTGAGAATGAGTTAAAGAAGATTAGATATGGAGTCACTATCAATGGGGTATATATTCATGGTTGGTTGTATTGGCATCTAAATCATTGGCACATTTATCTTGATGAATTAGATGAAGCTAACAATGATATTGTTAGAAAATTTTCTCATCCTGATTTTAGAGATAATGAATGGCTTGTAGCTGAACATATAGAGAAAGCGGAAAAAGCAAAGAAAGGATTATTAATATTTGGAACCCGAAGATTTTCAAAAACAATCTTTGAATCTTCTTGGATAGCTCGTGGAGCTACTATTTATGAGGGGTCAGAGAATGTATTATCAAGCACTAATTCTGATGATATTGCCCTTCTTTCCTCAGCATTAGAAAAAGGAGTAAATGCTCTACATCCTTACTTTCAATTTGAAAGAATATCAAACGACTTTAAAAAGAAAGTAACACTTGGTTTTAAAGATAAAAAAGGTAAAAGACATATATGGTCTGACATTTTAATTAGAAACCTGGATGAAGGTAGAAATACAGAAGCAATAGCAGGTACTACACCCAAAACTCTTGTTATAGATGAAATAGGTAAAGCAAACTTCCTTGAAGCCTTTGCAGCAGCAAAACCAGGATTTACTTCTCCTTTTGGATGGAGATGTACTCCAATCTTGACTGGAACCGGAGGATCATTCCTACCTAATTCAGATGCTCAGAAATTCTTTGAAAATCCTGAATCACAAAACTTCTTAGCCTTAGACATTCCTAATAGGAAAAAGAAGTATGGATTATTCGTTCCTGGAACTTATAGAATGGAGGGTAAAGTTAAGACAACCTTTGGAACTTTTATAGAAAATAAAAGTGGTATCTTACTTCCTGAAACTTCTGAATTGTTTGATTTTCCTTTTTACGTTTCTGATGAAGAGAAAGCTAAAAAAGTTATAGCTGACGAAATCGAACAAGCAAAATTAGATAATGATGCAAAAACTGCATTAAAGGCAAGAATGTATTATCCTCTAACAGTAGAAGACTGCTTCTTAAATGAAGAGGTTAATAACTTTCCTACAGAGGCTATAGAACAACAAATTATTTATTTACAGGAAAGATATTCAGATGGAAAAGGATTACAATATGTAAAATTTTATCTTGATGTAGATGGGAAAGTTAAAAAAAGTTTTAACACACCGCTCCTTCCTATAACAGAATTCCCTGTTAATAAAAATACATTTAAAGATGCTCCAGTAGTAATATATGAAGATAGGATCTCTGAAAATCCCACGCCTGGATTGTATATAGCAGGAGGAGATACTTATGATACAAATAAGTCAGCAAACTCAAGTTCTCTTGGAGTAGTATACATATATAAAAGAATGTATGACCCTATTGGTGGAACATTTCAGGATATGATTGTAGCATCTTATGCTGCTCGTCCAGAAGAAATGAAAACATGGAATGAAACAGTGGAGATGTTAATGGATTATTATAATGCTGTCAATATGTTTGAAGCTACAAATATGACTTTTACAAACTGGTTTGACCAACGTAATAAAGCTCATATGTTAGCGGATGGTTATGATGCTTTAAAGGAAATCTCACCAACTACTTCTGTAACAGGAAGAGTAAAGGGACTACCAGCAACAGTAAAAGTTCAAGCTCACTATATGAACTTAGAATATCAATATACAAAAGAAAAACTACTTATAGGAACTAATCCAATTACAAATGAACCTATTACTAAATTAGGAGTATTTAGAATTCCCGATATAATGTTACTCAGAGAAATGTTAGCTTTTTCTAAAGGTGGTAACTTTGATAGAATTGTAGCTTTTGGTCATATATTAGCTTACGATGCTTATTTACAAAAATATAACCCCGTTGTAAATATTCCTGAAGTTGGAGAAAAAATTGATTTCAAAAAACCATATGTTAAATCTCCTTTTCTTGCAGGCAGGAGGTCAAGCCCCTTTTAATTTATAGAGAAATAATCGTTTTTCATTAATAATTGTTTCTGATTTTTCTGTCTGCAAAATTTTTAGTATATTTGCTAATATGTTTAATTATAACAACTCATTAGCAGCTATGCTTCCTCCGCAGATGCTTTCATCATCTCAAAAAGATGAGGAATGGAGACACAGCACAATGGATGCTCTCGAAAGAATAGGAAGGATACAATACCAGGAAAACATAAAACTTATAGAGAATTATGAAATGATCAAAGGAAAGTTTATATTTAAACATTACTTTGAATCAGAAGCTCATGGGGATATGTTAGGTCAGTTAACCAGAGAATTTGAAATTCCTACATATCTACGACATTATGATATTATCTCTCAGGTAATAAACACAATGTCAGGAGAATACCAAAAAAGACCTGATAATTTTAGAGTGAGAGGAAATGATGAAGGAACTACTAATGAATATATCAGGCAAAAAACATCTATGCTTATTAATTATGTTCAAGCAAAAATAGATGCAGAAATAAATGCTAAACTCTCTCAAATGGGTTTAGATCCTAATAAAACAGATTTTAATTCTCCTCAAGAACAACAACAGTACCAACAACAGATACAGCAACAAAAACAAGCTCTCACTCCTCCTGAGATTCAGAAGTATATGGATATGAGTTGGATGGACACAGCAGAAATATGGGGACAACATCAATTAGAATTAGATAAAGAAAGATTTAAATTTTCTGAAAAAGAAAAGGTAGAATTTGAAGATATGCTTGTTGCAGATAGATGCTTTAGACATTATTATATTACTTCAAACGGATATGAACAAGAAACATGGAATCCTATAAATACTTTTTTTCATAGATCTCCAGAAGTACAATATACAGAAGATGGGGATTATGCAGGAAGAGTTTTTTATATTACAACTCCAGCAGTTATAGATCGTTATGGTTTTTTAATGACAAAAAGCCAAATAGATTCTTTACA